ACGCTCAACTAATTTGCTTTAAAACATCTCGCCGCTGGACATCGGTCTCCACCGCCGAATCTAGTGATCGGCATGTTGGGAGGTGGCGGACCCAATTTGCCTCAAACCTCACCCGACGTCGGTCGAGGCTAGCTCGGATGTGGAAGCCGTGCACTATAGCGAGTTACGGTTAGTCGCATACTAACGCTGCCTTCTTGCCATCGCTACTCGCTTAAGGATCACAGCGGTTTTCAGCGAGTTGGCGAACGCGTTTTTCGTGCGCAATGCCTCACTGCTGACGTGCGTGCCATCCTTTTCACATCAACAGGAGTTTTCCCCATGAGCGGATTGTTCTCTTCGCCCAGTGCGCCCACGCCGCCGCCGCCGCCCGAGCCGCCGGAGAAGAGCGATGCGGAGGTTCAGGAGGCGGCGCTTCAGGAGCGGTTGCGGCGTGCGCGCCAGCGGGGGCGGGCAGCGAATATCCTGACCGGCAACCGGGGCGTCACCGGGGACGCGCCCGCCGCGCAGAAAACCCTGTTGGGTGAGTAGGCCATGATCGATCCGGATAAGATCATCGCGCGCCGCGACCGGCTGCGCTCGACCCGGGGCGTCTGGGAGTCGCACTGGCAGGAGATCGCCGACCGCGTGCTGCCGCGCCAGGCGAGCTTCGTCACCCGCCGCGAGCCCGGCGAAAAACGCACCCGCGAAATCTTCGACGCCACCGCCGCGCTGGCGCTGGAGCGATTTTCCGCCGCATTGGAATCGATGCTGACGCCCCGCACCCAACGCTGGCACCGGCTGCGCGCGAGCGACCCGGCGCTGAACGACCTGCCCGAGGTACGCGCCTGGTTCGACCGGGCCGAGGATATCCTGTTTGGCGCGCGCTACTCGCCGCATGCGAACTACGCGGCGCAGCAGCACGAGGTCTACATGTCGCTCGGCGCGTTCGGCACCGGGGTGCTGTTCGTCGGGCAGGACGATGCGCGCAACGGTCTGCTCTACCGCGCGACCCATCTGGCCGACTGCTACGTCGCCGAGAATTTCCAGGGCCGTATCGACACGCTCTACCGCGATTTCGAACACACCGCGCGGCAGGCCGTCCAGCGCTGGGGCGACGCCAACCCGGAGGCGATCCGCCGGGCGGCGGAGAAGGAGCCGGAGCGCAAGTTTCGTTTCATTCACGCCGTCCAGCCACGCGACGACGATGCCCGCGATGCGGCCAAGGTGGACGGCGCCAACAAGCCCTTCGCGTCGGTCTACCTGGCGGAGGAGGGCCGCACGGTCGTGCAGGAAAGCGGCTTCGACGAGTTCCCCTATATGGTCTCGCGCTACGTCACCGCGCCGCGCGAGGTCTATGGCCGCTCGCCCGCGATGACCGTGCTGCCCGACATCAAGATGCTCAACGAGATGAACAAGACGACGATCCGCCAGGCGCAGCTCGCCGTGGAGCCGCCGATCCTCGTCTTCGACGACGGCGTGCTCGGCCGGCCCGACGGGTTCGGCCTGACGCCCGGCTACATCAACTACGGCGGCGTCAACAAGGACGGCCGCCCCCTGATGCAGCCGTTCCAGTCGGGCGCGCGGGTCGACATCAGCCTCGACATGATGGAGCAGCGACGCCGCGCCATCAACGACGCCTTCCTCGTCACGCTGTTCCAGATACTGGTGGATCAGCCCAACATGACCGCGACCGAGGCGATGATCCGCGCGCAGGAGAAGGGCGCGCTGCTCACCCCGGTGATGGGCCGTCAGCAGTCGGAAGCGCTCGGCCCGATGATCGAACGCGAGATCGGACTGCTGCAGCGGATCGGCTTGCTGCCGCCGCTACCGGGCGCGCTGGTCGAGGCGGCGGGCGAGTTCGACATCGAATACGACAGCCCGCTGTCCCGGGCGCAACGCTCGGAACAGGTGGTCGGCATCTCGCGCACGTTCGAGGTGCTGGCCCCGCTCGCCGCGACCCAGCCGGACGTGTTCGACGTGTTCGACGGCGACGCCCTGGCGCAACTCGCGGCGGAGGTGAACGGCGTGCCGCAGCGCGTGCTCAACACGCCGGACGAAATCGCCCAGCGCCGCCAGGGCCGTGAATCGGCGGAGCAGATCCAAGGGCTAATCGCGGCCGCGCCGGCGGCGAACCAGGCGGCGGGTGCCCTCGAAAAAGTGGTGAATTCCGGTGCGATTGCTGAGCCGTCCTAGGAACCGCCGGCTCTCGGCGGCCTACCGCCGGGCCTTCGCCGCGCCGGGGGCGGAGGCGGCGCTCGCGGACCTCGCCCATTTCTGCCGCGCCCGACGCGCGCCCTTCGTCGCCGGCGACGCGATGGCGACCGGCGTGCTGATCGGCCGGCAGGAAGTGTTCCACCGCATCGCCCGCTACCTCAACCTCTCCGAGGAAGAGGTATGGGAGTTGATGTCAGATCGTCAGGGGGACGTATGACCGATCTTCGAAAAGGTTTGTCCGTTTTTGACGCGTTGCTTGCGCAACCACGCGCCACCGGGTTCGGGTTTCGAATCCCGATCTTTCCGCAAGCGTCAACGCGCAATCCCGATCCTCTTACACTGCTCAATTCCGGCAGGTTGCAGCCGCGGACTTCGCAAGGCTCGATTTTGTCACCGCTCAATGCTGAATCGGTTGCGAACACTCCTGCGCAAGTGTCGCTTGCCGACTCCCACCCCGCGGTGCTCCCGGTGTCGGGTCAGCAATCCAATCCAGCGATTCCACAAGGAAGGACTCTAAGTTTGCCCGGAGTGAACGCGCCAAGCGAGACGCAGACTGCGGAAAGCCCGACTGACACGAACGACGCTTTGCGCCAATTTGAGTTGCAGCGTCTAGAAGAGTCCAAGCGCCGTCGGGAAGTGAACCGAGAAATCGAAGCACTAAAAAAGGCGAAGGGCCGTAAGGTTATTGTCCGTATGGAAGAAGCTCGTGTTTTTGCAATTAGGAATAACCTTCCGGCAATCTTTAAGGTTTCCCCATCACGGCGTGGAACGGGTGCCGCTCCTTTTTACCGAAAGCACCATATTGGAGCAGAAGCAGTTCGAAAGCACGATGAGACGATTGTTCGAGAATCTAAGCGATTCGGAGTAGACCCCGATCTCGTGCGAGCAATTATGTACATCGAGAATGCGGATGGGGATCGGCTTCGCTTAGACCGGGCGGCACAGTTCGCTGGTCTGGCAGATACGTTGCTGCCCATGAATATTAATCCGACAATCTGGGAAGGTGTGGGTGGCGTGCGGGGCGAGCAATTTGAGAACCCGGAGCTCAATATTCGGGCTGGGGTCGCACTGATAAAGGCAATTCAGGATCGTATCGAGAAGCCTACCCCGGCAAAAATCGGATCGGTCTGGCAGTTCACAGGAAAAGAGAATGTCAGTGACAACGGAAAGAAGATCGAAAGGGCCATGCGAGAGCAACTCTGGATTACAGGATCGCCATTTGATGGAGACCCCGCTCCGAGAGGCCCGTAGTCCCGAAATTTGTTTTCGAGCAATCTATCTTATGACGAAGCATGGGAGTGCTCAGGGACAAGCCCATTTTTTGCGCTGGGATCCTTTCTTTTTGCATTCCGAATTGTCTCAGATTTCTTGGCAGCAGTTGATTCATGGCAATTCGGCGTTCGAAAGGCAGAAAAATGCCAGCAGAATTGCATTAAATTAACAAGATTGTGCTGTCAGGTTGTGGAGAGCAAAAACAGTATCAACCAATTTTCGGCCATAGCCGATTCAAGTATTCAAGGCATTGGTTTGCGAACACCTCGACATCCCTATCTTCGATCGTACTTATTGCTGAGCCTTTCGGCTGTTCCTCTCTATTGCGCCAGTCAAATTCTTGTCCGAATTTACGTAACGATGCACGGTTCCGTGAACCACAACTTCTGCCGAATCACGGATGTTCCACGCGGCATCCCAATGGGAGACGATCTATTTTGCGTAATTCACTTCGATTATGCACTAGTGATCATCGTCCTTGCGATTGTTGCGTTCGCGCTGTGGTCGGTGATTTTCGCCGTTGTGATCACGGCGATTTGGTTCACGCTTCGTCGTTTGCGGTTCGTTCCGGCACTGTATCCCGTTGACGGTTCGGCAACAGCTTGGGATGCGAAACATGCGCGCATCTTAGCCTCGGTATCGTTTATCGGGTCCGCACTTTTGTATTGCTTCGTCATGGAAGTGTGGAATGTCCAAAACACCATTTTGGTCTGGATGTTCGATTTTCCGTCGATGCTTTTGGCTTTTCCGCTGCTCGCGGCGATTCGGTATTTAGCTTCGAGACAATAGTTGCCTCCGGGGACAGCATTGAAATTCGCCCACTGGAAGAGAGTAATCTTATTGTTCTACGCGACAGCGCTCTCCGGCGGTTTTGTAGCGTGGGTCGTGGTTTATTCACTCGACCCTAGAGAGAACTCATTACCGTGGCTGTTTTTAATCGTGCATCCGATCCTCGTGGGCTTGTTTTCAGGTGGCGTCATGATTTTGATCCATTGCGTTTTTCGACTGCGACGGATCGTTGGGGAATATCGTGGCACTAGTCGATGTTCGGAAAAATCAATCTTCGTACCGAATGTTCTGGCGTTAGGTTTGTATTTTTTCTCTGTGGTAGGTCTCGCAGGCATCCATCAGATCTTTCCAGGCCGGTTTTGGTTTCTTGGATATAGCCCTGTGCTCTGCATATTTTTTCTCAGTCCTTTGCCAGTTGTTGCTCTGCTTGCGAGTGTGTGTCGCAGCTTTCGTAAAATTTTGTTTTCAGAGATCATGATCTGCTCCCCGGGTGCCCGGCACCAGTGAGCCAAAGCCACGTGCCGTCGCGCGGCCGTCGCCGCCGCTCGTGAGCCCGGGCCGTATCCAGCTTGCGGAAAGCCCAGTCTCGGACGAACCGACTGGGGTCGATCCGGATTCGCGGCGGCGTGCGCCACCGACCGATGCGGCGGCGGAGCGCGACGGGACGGTCCTCGACGCCGCGAAACGGATCGGCGAGGCGGCGACGAAGGCGGTCGGCCGTATTCTCGAGGAACCGCTCGGCGCATCGCGCGAGACCTTGGGGCCGCTGGTCGCGCAATCCCCCGAGGAACGGCGGGGCGTCGCCGGGTTGTTCCGGACCTTCAATGAAGTGTTCATCGGCGGTGGCAGCGTCGCGGTCGACGGCGCGTTCCGAACCATGGTCGCCCCGGTCGTCGGCGGCATCGCGGCGACCGTTCAGGCGTTGCAGGAATTGGGCGTGTCGCGCACCGCCGCCCGCCGGTTGGAACGCGATTTTTATGCCGGGGTGACGGTCCTGGGGCTCAAGTCGGGTCCGGCCTTGGGCCTGCAGCCGCGCATGCCCGGGCCGAAGCGCGTGCTGGCCGACGCAAACCGACGGGGCGTGTTCGAGAAGGCGCTCGCCGAGTTGCCATCGGACCAAATGGCGGCCGCGAAAGCCCAGTTGGAATCCGCCTTTCGCAAGGGGCACGAACTGGGCGTCAAGGCGCGGTCTGTAACCGCGCAAGATATCAGCCGGCGTGTTGGGCTAGACCGCTTGAGCCGGGAAGGCCGACAACTCTTTGACCGTGTCGCCCGAAAGCTGGGCAAACAACCGACCCCGTCGGTTTTCGAGAAACTGGCGAAGGAAGGCATCCCGACATCCCAGAACATCGCCGAGGGAAGGGCGGCGATTCAGCATGCGTTGTTGGCTCGCACGTCCGTACCCGCCGCAATGTATCGGCCCGACGTATGGGAAATCACATTTGCGTATAATCACAATGGGGCCGGGTTGGCCCACATGATTTCTCGACGAAGTTCGCAAGGCCAGGATGCTTTGGACTTTGTTGTGAACACCCTACCGGAAGTCCTGGCTAAGGGTAATTTGCATTCAATGTATACATCTAAGATCGGGGATCGACGAGCGAACATAGTTTATCGTGGGAATCTCGCCGTTTTGAGCTTGATCAAAAATCAACGGCGTGAGACTTGGGCTCTTACAGGTTTTCAAAATAGAGATTTTAGAAAACGAAGCGGGAAAACGCGATTAGGGCCGGATCGGCGAAAACCGAAATAGTCCCGGTGGCAAAGGGAGGGTAAGCCTCCAATGCAATGCCTACGCACAATAACCCGTCTGATAAGATTAATGTGGGAGCGGGACCAAGAGTGATATTATGTTCCTGTTTTGTGCCGGGCAAGAAAATCCGCTGCAATATTGAGGTTCGATAGTCCCGATGGCATCCGGGGGTTAGCCCCAGCCATACTTGGCTTAGTTTCCTAAGATGCCTACGCACAGGCGGACCTCATTTCAGCCAGACTGTGGGAGCGGGACTACTATTGAACCTAGGGTCCGGTTCTTCTCGACTCAATCTAAAGCGCGGTGTTGCCGGTAGTCGGCTAAAGCCGGACCGATCCTTACTCACAACAAGGTGTAGATATGCAAGATGATGCGGAAACTCTTCCGGCGGCGACGCCGGAGGGTGCGATGCCCGATGGCGGTTTGGATGACGTGGCCGAGTGGGACACGGGGGCCGATGACGATCTCACCGGCGACTGGCTCTCCGGCCTCGACGACGACAGCGCCGAATTCGTCCGCACCAAGGGGTGGGAGGATTTGGACGCCGTCGTCCGGTCCTACCAGAACCTGGAGAGCATGCTGGGCAGCGATCGCGCCGGGCGCACGCTGACCCTGCCGAAGGACGAGGACGACGCCGAGGCCTATGCGGAAATCTACGACCGGCTCGGCCGGCCGGAGGCGGCGGCGGGTTACGCCCTTGAGGCGCCCGACGGCATGGCGATCGACGAGCCGATGATGGACTGGTATCGCGAGGCGGCGCATGCGGCGGGGTTGTCGGCGCGACAGGCATCCGCGTTGTTCGACGCGTGGAACGGGATGGCGGTGGAGCGGGTGGCGGCGATGAATCAAGACAAGCAGGCGGCGCAGGACCAGGACATCGAGGCCTTGCGCGAGAAATGGGGCGGCGCTTTCGACCGCAAGGTCGCGGCGGCGCGACAGGCGGCGCGGCGGTTCGGCGGCGAGCAATCGGCGGCGCTGGAGGAAGCGCTCGGGCGCGCCGGCGTGACGGAGTTCCTGGCCGGGATCGGCGAGGCGGTCTCGGAGGATGCCCTGCCCGCGGGCGAGGGCCGCAATAGTTTCGGCCTGTCCCCGGCCGAGGCGCGCGCCAACTACGAACAGCGCAAGCGCGACCCCGGCTTCGTCGCCGCCCTGCAGGACGCGGCGCATCCGGGCCACGCGGCGGCCAGCGCCGAGCGTGCCCGCTACCTCGCCGCCATCTGGCCCGCGCAATAGGCCGGCGTCTGTCCCATCCATCCGCATCGGCCGGGGTGCTGCGGTCATGAGCCGGCACGTCACCCGGATGACGCTCTGGGATGTCGACCATCTGACCGAGGCCGATCGCCAGCGCATCCTCGACAGCTATCCGCCGCACGAGCGGGACGCGCGCGCCAAGGGGCTGCCGCAGCTCGGCTCGGGCCGGATCTTTCCCGTGGATGAGGCGTGGATTTCGGTCGACCCATTCGAGACTCCGCCCCACTGGCCGTTGCTGGGCGGGATCGATTTCGGATGGGACCATCCGACCGCCGCGGTGCGCATCGCCTGGGATCGGGATGCCGACGCCGTCTACATCACCCATTGCTATCGGGTGCGGCACGCGACGCCGGTCGTCCATGCCGCCGCTCTCAAGGCGTGGGGCGTCATCCCCTGGGCCTGGCCGCGCGACGGGCTGAACGACACGGCGGCGGGCGAGAACCTGGCGCAGCAATACGGCGACCAAGGTCTGTCGATGCTCTCCGATCCGGCGGCTTTCGAGGATGGCGGCAACAGCGTCGAGGCGGGGCTGATGCAGATGCTCGACCGGATGCAGACCGGCCGCCTCAAGGTCTTCGCCCATCTCGCCGACTGGTTCGACGAGTTTCGGCTCTACCACCGCAAGGAGGGGCGCGTGGTCAAGGAGTACGACGACCTGATGGCCGCCACCCGCTACGCCCTGATGATGCTGCGCCACGCCCGCGTCCCGGCGGCACACCGCCGGCCACGGCAGGCGCGCGCGGCGTGGCGGGTGTTGGACGGGTGATTGCAATGCATCGTGATGAAAGGAGTTAGGTTCGGATGACCTCATTGTTTGAAAGCCCGTCGTCACCCCCGTTGGCTACCCGAACAGGCGGGACTCCCGCGTCACAACGGCCGAACCGGGTGCCATCCGATAGTCTTCTGACACAGAGCGCTGCGGTAGTTGATCAAGTGCGTTCATCGCCTAGCGCAACGTCGGCAAATTCCGTGTCCGCCAAGTCGAGCGGACCAAGACCGTTACTTGCGCAGGCGAGATCGCAGAGTGGTTCCGGCGGGGCGTCGGCGGGATTATCGTCGAACCGACCCAGACAACTGCTCCAGAGATATGAACGCAATCTTGGGCCTCGCGAGGGCGGCACAGCGAACCGTCCATTGTCGAGTGATCCAGCTGGATTGACCCATAAAGGTATCTCGCAGCGATTCCTTGATAGGCTCCGAAAGAATAATCCAAAACTCGGACTGCCAGCCGATCCACGGCAACTTTCGCCGAAGCAGCGTTCGGAGATTCTGAAGCGCGAGTTTTTCGACCGGGCGAACGTTCCAAAGGTCGCTGCGGTCCCTGGGGTCATGCGGCAGGCGTCGAAACTGCCCGAGCAGTTATTCGATTCCGCTGTGCAACACGGCCCGGAAAGAGCTGGAAAGCTGCTGCAGGAATCGTTGGATAAGGTGCTAGGAACCGATCTGCGCATCACGAAGAATGGCAAGAAGGAACATGACGGTATTGTCGGTCCGAAAACGCGCTCGGCCATTGCTGAAGCGGTACGGCGGAACAAACTGCGTGATGTAAACAACGAGATGGCCGTTCGACGCGAGCGCTTCATGCGCGGACGGTCGAACTTCAAACCCAATCCCGGCTGGATTCCTCGCGCTCGATCGTTCCTAATGCCGTAGGTCTCATTCAGCCTTTGTTACATCATTGTTCTCTATCGTGAGGTCTGGATGTATTCAGAGGCGTTCGACGACTGCCGCCGTGATCTGCCATGAGATATCCCTCCGGTATTCTCAAAATATCCATGATTTGTTTGTGATATTCACCAGACATATGCGAACTCGAATTTGGATTATGGACATGAGGTGACCCATGGACTTGCGGATGCTCTTACTTGCGGTCGCCGCTTTGATTGTTTCTCTACTTTTTGCCGCCGTTCATGCGGAAGAGCCGCGGACAATTTATGCTCAGTCCTTTGACTCGCTCGCCCACGATAGGGGAGCTATCACGTCGCTTGGCGTATCAATCCGGTCAATTAGATATTTTGGAAAACAGAACCCGAACGAGGATTTGCCTGATGATCCGAGGCAGCTCACATCGCAACAACGGTCGGATATTAGAAAAGGTGAGTTTTTCGATCGTCAGAGGATTCCCGAAATTGCGGCGATCCCCGGACTGATGGATCGGGTTCCGCAATTGGCGGAACAGCTTTTCGACGCATCCGTGTTCCACGGCCCAAAGATCGCAGGCGCATTGTTGCAGCGGTCCTTAGATACGGTTTTGGGAACGGACTTACGGACCATGAGGATGGGGCGTAAATTTTATGATGGAATCGTAGGGCCCAAGACCCTCGCGGTGATCCGAGACGCCGCGAGACAGAACAAGCTTCGGGACGTCAACAACGAAATGGTGGCTCGGCGCGAGGTATCGGAATTCAGGAACAATCCGGGATGGTACAAACGCACGCGGAAGTTTCTGATTCCCTAACGCGATTGGCCAAAAGGCGTGGCTTTCGTTTCAACGCTTCGGGTTTTTGGCGCTGGGTACTACCTGTTCTTCTTGCAATGTTTGAATGGCAACTTGCCGGATCATCGTCCGGATCATGTCCTCCAATAATTTGGAATGCGTTGGCAGATGCTGGGCGAACCACATGCTTCCGCAGGACATGCCGCAGTGCTCGTTGTCGTTATAGATCATCCAGTATAGGCGATGCACGGACGTGCGGAGATTGTCTAACTCCTGCTTAGCCTCGGCGCGGGAAATGAAGCTCTCGCCGAACTTGAGCGTATCGAGGAGTTCGATCACTTTCTTTTCGAGGCATACGCTCGTCCAGACATGCCCTTCGCGCATGCGCGAATTGACGCCGCTCTCGCGGTCTTCTTTCGATACCGCCCAGCATGCGTCGATGATCGCTTGCGGATCGGGCAGGTCCGGTGCGGGTAAGCCACCGGCGGTGGTTGGCGAAGAAAACGCGGTCACAATTGGCAGCAGGGAGAGCAACAGCAAGCGTCGCATGCGCAGTGGTCCTTTTTGAAGTGTAATGCAGAGTTGCGCAAGTTGATCTATTGATTCAACTTAATTGTGGACAATTGAGGTGTGACCTGCGGTCATTTCGTGGCGCGCTGATGGCCGCGCAGAGCAGTTGACTCGATGAGGTTGGCTACTCTTACCGCTCAAAGCGACGGAAGGAAAAACACTCCAATGGCTTCATTGTTTGAGAGCCCGGCATCACCGCCGATGTTGCTCCGATCCGACAGAACTCCCGCCTCGACGCGGGCGGCCGGATCAAATCCGGTATCGGTTGGGGGTAGGGGCGGCGGGTCGATGCCCATGGGATCACCGGGGCCGGGTTCACTGCTTGCCGGGGCTCGGCAAGTGAACCGGTCCAACGGCGCGCTGCCTGGTTTGCCGCCCGGTCGATCCGAGCCGTTGTTTCAGAATGCCGGGCGCGATCTCGGCCGGCCGCTTGGGTTCAGCCGCCGCATCCCCGTGATGCCGCCGCCGCCGCGATTTTTCGACGGCCTTTCGGATTTGCTCGGCCTTGAGCGGCAACCAAGTCCTTTGCGATCCCCGGCACCGAGCCTGCCGACCAGCGCCGACGGATTGCCGGACACACCGGCGTCCAGAAATACGCAGCTTGCGGAGAGTCCGGTTGCCGACAAGCCGTTCGAGCGCATCGACGGGAAGTTGGATCGTGCCGCGGTTCTGAATCCCGGCCCTCCGACAACGAAACCGGTCGACGAATTCGATATGTATCGCAAACTCGATTTCGATCCGTCTGGGGCGTCTCGAAACACTGCACTGTTGGGTGTCTTGCCAAGTACACGTTCAATTTTATCAGCAGCGGAGGAAGCGCGCTTAGCGTCTAGAAAAAGGTTTCCGAATCTCAAACGTCTGCATAACAATGATGGCGACGCATATCGTCATGCGTTATTCAGCTATAAGCTGACAAAAATGATTGGCGCATTTCATGCCAAACGATTCCTGGATGGGCACGAAATTTCCAATCGCAACGCCGATCCAGGTGAGCGATTGATGGATTTGTTCAACAACAATGTTGGGCGTCGGCTGGCAATGGACCCGAAAAACCGAAATCGTGCCGACGACGAGGTTGTGATGGAGGCATTCCGTCGTGGCGAATTACAGACGGAGGTCTTTAAGATGCTTCCATCACCCTCTGGTACGCTTCGTCGTCAACATTCTCCGTTTGGCGGTTCGATCATCCGCGAGTGAGATATCTATGTTGCGTCGCCGACCTCTCGTAACATTCTTTGTCGTTTGTATTTTGGTCAATATTGGCATCGTCGCGCTGCCCTGCGAGACATTCGGCGTCAAATTCACCAACACCGAGCGCGAGCCGGTTTTCGTTCGGATTTCTCTCGACAACATCGACCGTTTTCCGGCTCGAGACGTGATCTGGTCAGGGACGGTGGTGGGTGGGGCCACTGAATTCGTCTCGACGTCCGAGACCATACGCGGAGACGGCTTTACCTACGAATTTTACTATCCGGCTGCCGGTCAAGTGGAATGGAGCAACCAAGGGTGGGCCATGTTTCCATTTTTCCCGAAGTTTAGCGGTCCATTCGACGTGCGCTTATCTTTACAGGGACCAAAAGATGCGACGCGTTACAAACACCCGTTCATCGATGCATTTGACTCCGACTTTTGGAAATCCTTCGCCGTATTGGGCGTGTGGTACTACCGAGATGTGAAGTGTCTCGACTGTTTCTTTCTGCGCCGGTTCCGCGATTGATCGGCACGACGGATAACCGGTCGGCCGTTGGGATATCCGCCACAAACCGGCCCCTTTCGACCCCTAGTTCAAAAAAGCCCGGACAAGCCCACGTTCAAACGGGCCCCGGCTGACCGCGGGAAAGACCGCCGCCGCGCGGGCGTAAAGCGCAGGATCGGGTCCGTCCGGCCGCTCCTGCCTCCGGCATCGCCGGCGGCAGGGGCGGCCGACCCCAGGGCGGGCAACCCCTCCGAACGCGCAACCTTTCTTGCAACAGTTTGGAGGACCTCATGTCCAACGACGTTATCGTCGCACGCAGTCAGGCCTATACCGACAGCGTGCAACTCCTCCTGCAGCAGCGCGGCTCGCGGTTCCGGGCGGCGGTGATGGAGGGGCACTATCGCGGCAAGGCCGCCAAGGCGGTGGAGCAGATCGGCGCGGTCAGCGCGCAGAAACGCACCACCCGGCATGGCGACACGCCGCTCATCGAAACGCCACATGCGGCGCGCTGGGTCTATCCCACCCATTACGAATGGGCCGACCTGATCGACGATCAGGACAAGCTGGAAACCATCGTCGAGCTGACCAGCCCCTATTCGATCAACGGGGCGGCGGCGATGAGCCGGGCCATCGACGACGAGATCGTGCCCGCCTTCTTCGGCGATTCCCGCACCGGCGAGAACGGTGCCGCCAGCACCGTCTTCGACACCAACCAGGTGGTGGCGGTCGACGAGGGGGCGACCGGGGCGACCGGCCTGAACGTGGCCAAGCTGCGGGCGGCGAAGAAACTGCTTATGGCCAACGAGGTCGATATCGACAACGACCCGCTCTATGTCGCGCTCACGGCGGAACAGCATGACGACATGCTGAACGAGATCCAGGCCGTCTCGCTCGACTTCAACACCAAGCCGGTGTTGGTCGACGGGCGGATCACCGCCTTCATGGGCTTCAACTTCGTCCACTCGGAACGGCTCGACGTCGACGGCGGCGGCAACCGGCGCTGCCCGGCCTGGGCCAAGTCCGGCATGCATCTCGGCGTCTGGAACGACATCGAGGGGCGCGTCACCGAACGCGACGACAAGTCCTTCGCGACCCAGGTCTACGTCAAGGGCACCTTCGGGGCGACCCGGGCCGAGGAAGGCAAGGTCGTCGAAATCAAATGCGACGAAAGCTAAGGAGGGCTGATCCATGGCAGTGGTAAGCACGAAGTCTTCGCTGGTTCAGAACTTCGAAGCGAAGCCGAACCAGTTCAATCCCGCGGCGCTTCTCTATGGGCGGCGCCGGGGCATCGTCGGCACGGTCGCCGTCGCGGCGAGCGATGACGACGGGTCGACCTACGTTCTCGCGCCGGTCCGGTCGTCGTGGACGATTCCGTCGATCCGTCTCTACAACGACGCGATCACCGGCGGCACCGGCTACGACGTCGGCCTCTACGATTCGGGGCTGACGGCGGTGAACGACGCCGCCTACGCCGCGACGGTCAGTCTGGCGTCGGCGTCGACCGACGGCGTCGAGGTCGCGTTCAACGCCCGCGACATCACGAGGATCGGGCAGAAGGTCTGGCAGGATGCCGGTCAGACCGCCGATCCGATGGTTTGGTATTACCTCGTCCTCACGGCCGATGTCGTCGGCACGGCGGCGGGCGATATCGCCTTCGACGTGACGGTGCTGGTCGACTGA